GTGTTTTAGCCTTGCTTATTTATTAAGCAGGGCTTTTACTTTTTCCTTTGCTTCCTCAAGTGTTTCGCAAGTATTGAGGATTTCAAGGATCTTTCTTGTCTGGTTTTCTTCTGCCAGATCTCTGAGCTGTTCGCCTAAGTTCATATCTTCTTCCATTTGATTCTCCTTTCTGGCACCTGGCACCTGCCACCTTACTCGTTAATTTGTTCCCTTAACTGTCTTTATTATAACTTATGTCATGACATAAGTCAAGGATTATTTTCATTATTTCAAAAATTTATTCACAAAATACTGGCGGTACTGTCTGCCCTTTTCGTTTCGCTGGATCATACAGATCTGTTTTGCCATGTCGATGGAAATTTGATAGTCAACCATGTTCTGTTCTCCGCCAAGGGTGGAACATTTTTGATACACCCTTTTCCAACCCACATTTTCATTAAATCCATATTCTTTCATTCTTGGAAACCATACTCTGAATTCAGTCCCGATTTCCAGTCCTTCATGTAATTCTCTCGCCGATACGGTCGGCTGTTCTGTTTCATAATTGATTGTTAATAATCCGTTCATGTCTTTCCTCCATTGTTTTTCGTGATAACAAAAGAGGAACGCTCACGCGTCCCCCTTCTTGTCTGCTTTCTGTGTCAGTATATCAATCGCCCCAGTAATCACTGCCGGCAGTGGTATGCCCATCAATCCGGCGTTTTCGACGATTGAAATCAGTTCGTTGGCGATGAAACCGATAATCACCGCATCACGGATGTAGTCAACACCGATTGCCAAATCCAGCCGGTACGCCACCAGCACGAACAGCAGTGTCATGCATTTCCTGCACAGACCTTTCCAGCCTGTCCGACTTTCCAATGTCCCTGTTGACGTTTTCTTACTGTTGTGGAATACCCCGGCAACGATCAAACCGGATATGTAGTCGATTGCCATGAAAATAATGAGCGTGTACAGTGCGGAATCCCATCCGCCAAAAAATGACGCAATCGCTCCACCGACTGCGCCTGTAATCGTGCAAACCATTTCTTTTTTCATCCTCGTTAGTCTTTCCTTTCTTGGTCAGATATGTTAATATATACTTATCCAAGAAATATATTAAGAAGTCTTGAGAGTGTTGACATCACCTATCTCAAGGCTTCTTTTCATTTGTAGTTTCAAAATTGCAATAAAAATGGGTCTCTACGGTCCTGCTCTGATTTTTATGTTCAACTCATTTCCTACCATATAACAAAAAATGGTCTGACCCCGTGCTGCTGATTTCCGATGTCGCTGCTCGAAATACCGCCGGAGCTGATCAGTGCATAGTTTGTCGCCGACCGCTTGTTCCGTAACCAGTAGTCATCGTTCGAACACATCAGAAAGTGGCTGTAACGGAATCCGGCAAGCTGTCCTTTCAGCACCCCCGTCTGGAATCCTGTCCATTCTCCCCACGAGCCATGACCCATTACCATTTCTTCCGTGAGCAGGTCTGCCCCGACATTCACCCAGTCCCAGCCTGTCGGCTCGCCATTTGCCGTTTTCGGGATGATCCTGTCCATCATGGCAACATTATCGTTTCCGAATATGCCCTTCAGTGTCTGGGTGATCTCCGGCAGCTTGTTCGCATACATGTGCGTTTCTTTCGGCTGGGTTGCCTCCGGATAGTTATCAATGGCACTGCTGCCCATTACCCTGTCCGGGACTAGGACGGCATGGTGTTTTTCGATCTTCCCGCCAGATACACCTGAAACGCACCCTAAGAAGTAGTCGAAATCCATAAACCGATAGATGTTGTCTTCCGTTTCGATGTAATCGCCGACATACAGATCAGAAAAACTTCCGTCCCTGATGCCTGCAAGCATCTCACTCGTCAGCGCATTACCCAGTTTTTTCCCACGGTAGGTTGCGTTGTGGGCGGCGGCTCCGGTAATAGACTTATACGGGTTCAACTTGTCTGCATTTACTTTCCATACCCTAATTTCCCCATTTGCTTTTTCATCCGACGATATCAGCATTGCGGTTATATCTATGCCGTCTTGTGGGATGGTCACAAAATAATCATTGGTTCCGGCTACATATGGATCATTGATATAACCTGCCACATTTCCATCCGTGTAATCAGCAGAACAGCCAAATGCCAACATTACCGGTGCGTATGCATTTCCATCGGCTTCTATGTATGTACGTACCCAATATACGTCTCCTGGTGTTACATCAATACCAACGCACTGACCACCGCCTGTCGCCGGAATCATGATCGATGTTCCGTTAGATGTTCCCCATACATATCCGTTGATCGGACTGACCGATAACTCATCCGCAAGTACATTCCATATTGGCATTATAATGTCGAAAAGTTTTTTCTGGTTCTCTGCCATAGCCGCATTCAGTTTTTTCTGGCTCTCCGTCACTGGTTCTATTATCTTTCCTACTACATCTTCCAGGCTGTTCCGTTTATAGATTTCCATATCTATTCCCGAATAATCTTTCACTACATGGTTGACCAGCAGGTATTTCGCCCCCGCCGGAACCGTAAGCACATACTGATCATTTCCATCTGTCGGATTCTCAAATATGGCGATAGTGCCATCTGCTGCCGAATTCGTTGCACTGCTAACGGCTATGACTGGCCCCGGAACATAATAGCTGTCAGCAGATTTTGCACAGTGTACCTCGTACACCTCGCCTTCCGTTACCGGGATTACTGTATTTGTATATGCTGGATACTCGCTGCTTGGCCCGTGTTTTGTTATTGTCCTATTTGAATTCACGTACCAGTAGCTTCCCTGTTCTGCCTGGAAGTCCATCGTCTGCTGTGTCTGGATTCCGATGCTCAGCCGGTTATCATATTCTGCCAGGGCATCATTCAGCTTCTTGTCATACTCCTTTAGTCCATTGTTTAATGTAGCCGTATGTTCTTTTTCCGCGTCACTTAACCGTTTCTCATATTCTTCCAGTCCTGCATCCACAGTATCCTTGCATTCCTTGATCCCGTCATGTATGGACTGCCTCACATCTTTCCCGTATCTCGCTTTCAGTATTGCCTGTAAATTTTCTGTAAATCCCATATGTCCCCCTATCTAAGTTTAATGCCTGTGACCATGCTGGCACTGATGTTTCCAACTACCCAGCCTGTTACGGTACGTGCATACACACCTATCCTGTTGTTGATTTTGTCCCACTGTACCCATGCGCATCCATAGTACGCCGGGCTGACATATCCTGTTATGCACGCATCGTGCGGGTCATTCCTGGATAATGTGACCCATCCACGGAAACCATCCCCAACCTCAACCCATACCTGTATTTCATCGTACACTGCCAGGGCGCTGATCCCTGCCGTGTATGCCCAGGTCGTCAGTGCTGTTGGCTTGATGCTGACCGCTGACAGCAGTTTCCTTTCGTCAATGTCCCCTGCGACATACCAGTAAGAGCCGGAATACACCAGTTCCAGGACGGCATACTGCGGAATCAGCCATGCCGGGATGTTGCTGTTTTTGTAGTAGATCGGCTTCGCCCCGGTAGCATTGACGTTCAATGTTGGGTTTGCGGCCGTATTGGCATAGTTAAAACGTACCGTAACCCTTGCGCCGGTGTACAATTTGAAACCTGTCAAACTAACTGTTTTTGCGGCGGTAGAGCCTGACGTATAACACACGGCGTAATGGGCAATGTCAGCCGTACCATTGAAATTAACGCCATCTATTGCCCGTGCTGTCTGGAGCCTGGTCGCTGATCCTGCATTGCCTGTAATTGTTGTCGGTGTCCCCCCGCCATTGGCATCCACATAACTTTTCACTTTCTTCCATAACTCAGTAAGTCCTGTCTTGTCCAGATACGCCATATCTCTTCCTCCTAGCATGTATTTGTCACTTTTTTGTACACATCTTCGTAGAGTTCCTGCTTATCACCGTTGTATGTATACTCTGCATAGATACCATCACCGCTCACCGTAGTAGATACAAGACATTTGTAATTCTGTAAAGTCTTGCAGCTCCATACTACGAATACGTTAGATAAGTCAATTGGCGGCGTTACCGGTGTATCGGCAAAACCATTCTTGTTGTACCAATCAACCAGTTTCTTTTTACAAACACTTTCAAAATGTGCCATTCCTGTAATAATCATGTTTTCATCCTCGCTTTCTTAAGCTAATGTTGATTTATTTAATTCCTCCACCAGTTCCCTCTCACGCTCCGAGAGCCCATAACGGATGACGTTTCCTGCATTTTCTGCCGCCTGCTTCCTGGCTGCCGCCTGGTCTGACAGCAGGAGTCCTGCCCCGTAAATCCCTTTTTTCATGGCTCTCTGGGCGTCCAGGCTTCGCACATGCTGGCATTCTTCACGCCTTACCCGGAAATGTACGCCGTAACGTGCCATTTTCTGCATCATGGCAGCGGTGACGATATGATCCGGATAATCATACTTTGACAATTTCCGTGCCTTTTCCTGCTTCAGCTTTTCCGTTGTATCATTCACCAGCCTGGTCAGCTCCGGTGATGTCTCCGCTTCCGTTTCCGGTTCGAAGCTGGTGACGAACGATGTCTTCACCGTTGC